TGGAGAAGATGTCTCCTACCGCATCTGTGTCCGTGCCCCGCCCGACCGCCACCGCGTGACCGCCGCCACGTCACGCTGGGTGACGCCGGCCAGCACGGAGCGTGACGTGACCGGGACCACCCCTGCCTAAAAAGAAACTGGAGCTCTTCGCGCGGATCTGCGCCATATCGCCGCGGCTGATGGGTTCGAACAGCTGTACGAAGACCTCGAGGTCCGCAGTAACTGCGGCGGCGGTGTGGGCTAGCTCACGTTGGCACGTACGTGACAGAATGGGGGCTGGCGCGTCCCTTCTGTGAAGGGCCGCAACGAAGAGCAGCCCCCGACGCCAGGAGCACCCCATGACCACCGCCACCACCACCACCGCCGCCGCCAGCCGGAAGGCCGCCACCCTCACGTCCGGGATCGTCGCCGCGATCGAAGGGACCTGGGCCGCCATCGCCCGCCGTCACCCGGACCTGCCCGCCAGGGTCGCCATCGTCGTGTCCAGCGGCACCGCTGGCAACCCGAAGATGGCCACCCTCGGCCACTTCGCGGTGGGCCGCTGGACCACCACCGACGGTGAATCCATCCATGAGGTCTTCGTGGCCGGGGAGCTGCTGGCCCAGGGTGCCGCCCGGGTGCTGGCCACCCTGCTGCACGAAGCGGCCCACACCCTGGCTCACGTCCGGGGCATCACGGACACCAGCCGGGGCGGCCGGTATCACAACACCCGCTTCCGCGCGCTGGCCGTGGAGCTGGGCCTGGACGTGGCCCAGGCGGGCACCATCGGCTGGTCCGCCACCACCCTGGCCGACGGCACCGCCGCCACCTACGCGGCGGCCGTGAGGAAGCTGGACGCCGCGCTGGCCGCCTACCGCCACGGGGAAGCCCCGGGCACCGGCCGGAAGTCCAGCAACAACGGTCTGGTCCTGGAGTGCGCCTGTGACGAGCCCCGCAAGATCCGCGTCAGCCGCACCGTGGCCGACCTGGGCCCGATCCGCTGCCGTCTGTGCCGCCAGGACTTCGAAGCGGGGGACCGCAACCTAGACGAAGGCAGCTGACACGTACGTGACACCCGCCCCCCGGATCCGATCGGATCCGGGGGGCTTCGTCGTACCCTGACCCAGACGGACCCCGATCCAGGAAGGCGGCGGAGTGAGTGACCGAACAGCCGCTGTTCACCCTGCCCACCGCCCCGCCGGGGGCCATCCGGGCTGCGCTGGACCGCCGCCTGGCCACCCAGCCGGAGCTGGGCGACTCCCACCCGGACCTGATCCTGTTGGCCCGTTCCCTGGCGGGGCGGCTGGACCGGATGGACGCTGGGGGGGACCGCCGGGGGTACGTGATGCTGGCGGCGGAGTACAGGGCGGCCCGCCGTGACCTACTCGGCGACGGAGCAGCCGCCGGGCCCGACCCCCTGGACGAAGCCCTGGCCGCGTTCCGTGCCGCCCAGGAAGGCAACACCCCGGGACCGGTCCCGCAGCACTGACGGATGGGCCGGGGCCTTCGTGGCGGAGCAGCACCGCCGCCCGTGGCTGCCGTATCAGCGGGCCATCGCCGATCTGATCGGGGAGCGGCTGACCCTCCCGGACGGGGGGCTGGGCGGGTATGCCCACCCGGTGGTGGTGGTGCTGCTGCCCCGCCAGTGTGGGAAGACCACGATGGCCTTCGACGTGGCCCAGGGCCGTTGTCTGACGGAACGGGACTACCGGGCTGCGCTCACGTCGCAGACGGGGCACGCCACCACGGAACGCTTCGGGGAGCGGATCACGGAGCTGGTCAGCACCCCGCTAGCCAGGTCGGCCCAGGCCCGTCGATCCCAGGGCACGGAGCGGATCACGTTCCGCCGGGGGTCCTACCTGAAAGCGTTCCCACCGAAGGATGGTGCGCTGCGGGGCTCCAGCCTGGATCTGGTGGTGGTGGACGAAGCGCAGGAAGTGGACGAAACGCTGGGCCGGGCGATGGACCAGACCATCGTGCCGGTGCTCCAGAACAGGCCCCGCCGCCAGCTGCTGCTGATCGGCACCGCCGGAACGGCCGCCAGCGACTATCTCCGCCGCTACTTGGAGTTGGCCCAGCTGGGCACCGGGGCGGCTGCGCTCGTCGAGTACGGGTTCCCCCTGGACGCCGATCCGCTGGACCCCGCGACCTGGCACGCGCATCACCCGGGGCTGGCCGCCGGGCTCACGGACGAAGCCGCGCTGCGGTCTGCGCTGGCTGTCATCGGCCCCGCTTCGTTCGCCCGGGAATACGGCAACATCTGGCAGACCACCACGGTGCGTGTCATCCCGGCGACCAGCTGGGACGCCGCTGCGGCCCCCCTGGCTGCCCCGCAGACCCCGCAGCTGGCCTTCGGGGTGGACGTGGCCCTGGACCGCTCCGCCGCCGCCGTGGTGTCCTGCTGGACCGATACCAGCGGGCGGCGGGTGGTGGAGCTGGTGGAGCAGATGCCCCCGCAGCTGGCCGCCGGGTGGCTGCGGAAGCGGCGGCTGGATCACCGGGCCGACGTGTGGCTGGACGGCACCGGCCCCGCCGCCACCGTGGCCGCCGACCTGACCGGGGCCGGGCCCGTCCCTGGCTGGCTGCACGTCCTCGGCGGCCGGGACATGACCGCCGCGTGCCAGCTGATGCTGGATGGGCTGCTGGACGCCAGCATCTGCCACCGCGCGGAACCCCTGATGGACGCCGCCGCCGCCGGGGCCACGAAGCGGCCCGTCGGGGACGGCTGGGTATGGGGCCGCCGCACGTCGGCCACCGACGTGGCCCCGCTGACCGCCGCGACCTGCGCGGCCTGGGGTCATGCCCGCCGCCCAGGCCCGGCGGTGCGGCCGGTGGCCGTCGCTGGCTGACCGATCCGCCTGCGGCCATCCTGCGCGGCCCTGTACGGGCCGTAGGGCCACGAACGGGGCCGGGCGGGTATGCGGGGAAGGGGGAATGTCACACCGGGGAACTACAACGGTGTCATGCAGCGGCTGACCCGGGTGGACTGTTCGGCATTCAGCTACCTGGCTCAGTGCCGCTGTGGCTGGCGGGATGGGCCGACGCTCACCCGCCGCGAAGCGGAGCGGCTGACCGACTGGCATCTGGACCGGGCCCACCCCGGGGCCTGCGCTGACACCGCCGCCCGCCGCCAGCGGGCCCGCCGCCAGCTCCACGCCATCCGTCCTGACACGTACGTGTCAGCCGGTGGGCGGATCGGGTGATCGGGCCGCTGCGGGCCCTGGGGGCCGCCGTGCGGGCCCCTGGCGCAGCCGCCGTCAGCTCCGTCGGGATCCTGTCTCCCTGGGGTGATGACAGCTTCCTGGAGCGGGTGGTGGTGCCCGACGTGTGGCCCGCCGCGACCCCGCTGCCGATGACCCGGGGCGAAGCGATGCTGGTCCCGGCGGTGGCCCGGGCCCGGCACCTGATCTGCGGCACCGTCGCCCGGACCCCGCTGCTGGCGATGCGGGCGGACACCCCGGTGGCCCCGCAGCCCTACTGGATGCAGGGCACCGATGGGCAGCTGGGGGAGCTGACCGAAGCGCAGCGCAGCCGGTGGGGTCTGATCACCGGCCAGTCCCCGTTCCAACGGATGCTATGGACCGCCGATGATGTGCTGTTCTACGGCTGCTCACTGTGGCTGAACACCCGCCCCGACCCGCAGGATGGCCGCCCGCTGCGGCTGGTCCGCGTCCCGTACGGATCGTGGACGGTGGATGAGACCACCGGCCACATCACGGATCTGGATGCGCAGCCCTTCGCGGCCGGGCAGGTTGTCCTGATCGAAGGCATGTCCGAAGGGGTGCTGGCCACCGGCTGCCGGACGATCCGCACCGCCGGGGAGCTGGAGACCACCACCGCCGACGTGGCCGCCCGCCCCTTCCGCTTAGAAATTCATCAGGTCTCCGATGCGGTGCTGGATCCGGTGGAGCGGGCGGAGCTGGTCGCCGAAGTGCGGCGGGCCCTGGCCGACAGCAGCGGGATCCTGTTCACCAACAGCGCGCTGGAGACGAAGGACCACCCGCTGGAGTCGGGGGAGCTGCTGACCGGCGGCCGGAACGCGGCTGCGCTGGACGTGGCCCGCCACATGAACGTCCCCGGGGATCTGATCGACGCCACCAGCGAAGGCGGATCCCTGACCTACAGCACCGTGGAGTCGAAGAACAGCCAGTTCATCCAGTACGGCCTGGCCGCGTACATGGATGCGATCACCGCCGCGCTGTCCATGGATCCGGTGCTGCCTGCCGGGCAGCGGGCCGCCTTCGATACCAGCCAGCTGACGCTGGCCCCCAGCAGCACCGGCTACCCCCTGGAGGACTGAATGACCGCCGCCCTGATCACCCACCGCCGCCGCGTCCAGCTGACCGCTGGGGCGGTGCTGACCGCCGCCGACGTGCCCCCGGCCGGGGACCCTGCCCGCACGCTGCGGGCCCTGATCCTCCCCTACGGCGGTGCGGTCGGCCGCACGTCCGCCGGGGAGGTCACGGCCGCTGCGGGGGCCCTGTCCTGGCCGGAAGACCTGCGGCGGGTGAAGCTGCTCAGCGGCCATGACCGGGAACAGCCGGTGGGGTACCTGGCCGCCATCGTGGAGACCGAAGCGGGGCTGTGGGCCGATCTGGTCTTCGCGGCCACCCCCGCCGGGGACGCCGCGCTGCTGGACGCCACCGAAGGGGCCCGGGATGCGGTGAGCGTGGAGCTGGAAGACGTGGACCTGGACGACCGCAACGTGATCACGGCGGCGGAGCTGGTGGCCGTCGCGCTGGTGTCGCTGCCCGCCTTCTCCGATGCCCGCATCGCGGCCCGCCGGGCGGTGTCGGCCGCCCGGGCTGACGCCGACACGGGGCCCCGCCGGGACCGGGGGCTGGTCCGCCCCGACGACGACACCGACGACGAAGAAGACGCCGCCGACACCGCCGCCGCCGCCGACACCGACGACGACGACGACGACGACACGGACCCGGTGGTCCGCATTGACACGTACGTGACATCACTGGATGACGAAGGAGACACCGTGACCCCCACCGCCCCGGCTGCGCAGACCGCCGCCCGTGCCCCGTCCGCGCTGACCGCCGCCCGTAGTCGGGGGCAGCGGATGGACCTGCCAGCCGCCGCCGCGCTGGTGGCGCAGCGCTTCCGCAACTCCGACCGCTCCGCAGCCGCGCTGAATGCGGCCCTGGCTGACATCACCCCGGTGACCACCGGCTGGGCTGCGGTGGCCCCGTATCAGTGGATCGGGGAGGTCTGGACCCCCGTCTACACCGCGCTGGACTGGGTGAACAGCGTCACCAAGGCCCCACTGACGAACATGACCGTCACCGGCTGGCGGCGGACCACCGGCCCGCACATCCTGCCGTACGCGGGCAATAAGGCCCCGATCCCCACCGACGGCACGCTGGGCTTCGAACCTGTCACCGTGCCCGCCGTGCGGCACGCGGTGGGGGCGGACTTCGATCGGGTCTGGATCGACTTCGGTGACGAGTCCGTGATCAGTAGCTGGCTGGCGCTGGTGGCCCAGTCCTACGCGGAGACGATCGACACCGCGCTGGGCACCCTGATCGTCACGGAGTCGGCGGACAACCCCGCCGGGGCCGCCGCCGACGTGATCGGCGCGGTGCAGCTGGCTTCCAAGCAGCTCCAGCGGGCCGGGGCCCGGGTGGACTACATCGCGCTGGCCGCCGACCTGTTCGCCGCCTACCTGGACATCCCCACCAGCGAAGCCCCGTGGTGGCTGACCGGATCCAGCTCCGTGTCCCTGTCCGGCGGCACCGCGAACGTCAACGACCTGCGGGTGTTCGAATCGCTGGACGTCCCGGACGGCACCGTGGTCGCCGGGGACCGAAGGGCCGTAACGCATTTCGAACCCCGGGGGAACCCGTTCACGGTGCGGGCGGTGGATCTGGCGAAGGGGGGCCTGGACGTCGGAGTCTTCGGCTACAGCGCGAATCTGGTCAACAGCGGCTACGGCATCACCCAGGCCACCGTGACCGTCACCCCCTGATGGACTTCACCCCCGCCTGGCTGGACCCCGCCGACGTGAAGGCCCAGCTGCGCATCGGCGGCACCGACGTCGCCGATGACGACCTGATCCTGCGGTGCTCCGCTGCGGTGGAACCCCAGGTCCAGCGCAGCCGCCCGGACCGCTGGGTATACCCGGTGGTCAACCCGCTGCTGGTGGATCCCCTCGCGGTGCGCACATACGACCCGGACGCCGAGGTATACCAGGCGGCGGTGATGCTGGCCGCCCGGCTGGTCCGCCGCCGCAACTCCCCCGCCGGAATCGAGTCGTTCGCCATGAGCGTCACCTACGTGTCGCGGTATGACCCGGACATCGCCCGGGCACTGTGGGCCGACGCCTGGACCCACCCGGCGGTGGGCTGATGGACCTGGCGACCGAAGTCGCGGCGGTGGTGGACCAGCTCACCGCCGCCGGGATCCGCGCGACGGCCGACGAACGGGACCTGAACCCCCCCGGGGTGTACGTGGCCCCACCCACGGTGGCCTACCGCTTCCGTCACGGTGACGTAACTGCGGACTGGACGGTGTGGTGTGCGGTGCCGAACAGCGGCCGGGATGTGGCGCTGCGTAACCTGTCTCAGCTGGTGACCGCCACCGTGGACGCGCTGGCCGCCGTGGCGGTCACCGCCGCCCCGGCGGATCTGCTGGTGCCGGAGCTGGCCGCCCCGCTGCCCGCCTACACCCTGCGGTGGTCCGCCCGGATCATGGCCCCCCGCAGCGTGTTTCAGCGGCTAGATGGCACCCCCGCAACCTGACAACCATGACAACCGAAGGGACACGAACATGCCTGTACTCGGACCCGGCACGCTGACGATCGGCGAGACCGGCACGGAGATTGACATCAGCTGCCTGGTGAACGGTGCCCGCATCACCGCCGACAAGTCCGAAGGTGAAGAAACTGTCAAGATGTGCGGCACCAGAGTGCCTGGCAGCGTGACCTATTCGCCGACGCTGACCGGGAATCTGGATGTGGACAGCGAAGATGACGCGGGGCTGTTCGCGCTGTCCTGGGCGGAGCCAGGCACCCAGCTCCCGTTCACGTTCACCCCCAGCACCGCGACGGAGACCACCCCCACCGGGGGCACCGCCGCCGCCGGGACGCTCCAGGTCGACCCACTCGACTTCGGAGCAGATGCCTTCGGGGACCCCCTGACATCTGACTTCACGTTCACCATCGTCGGGGACGTGACGTTCACCTACCCCACCGGGGTCACCCGGACGCTGCGCACCGGGGTGCCGATCCGGCGGCCCCGGATCCCGTTCGCCCCGGCGGAGCCCCCGGCCGCGAAGGCTGGGAAGGGCACCGCGAAGGCCGCCAGCAGCGCCACCGCCGCCGCATGACCGCCACCGCACCCACTGTGGTGGGCCTGGATCGGCTGGAGTCCACCCTGGCCCGCTTCGGCGCGACGGTGGCGGACCTTCCGGCCGCCACCCACCTGGCGGCGGCGGATCCGGTGCTCACCCTGGCCGCCGCCCGGGCTCGCCGCCAGTCCGGGCAGCTGGCCGCCAGCTTCACCGCCCAGCCGGTGCCGGGCGGGGCCACCGTCGGATCCCCGGTGGTGTACGCGGCTGTTCAGGAGCTGGGCTGGCCCGGCCATGGGATCAGCCCCAGCTGGGCCCTGACCGGGGCCCTGGGTGACTCCGCCGATGCGGTGGCCGATGCCTACCTGGCGGCGGTGGACGCCGCCCTGGCGAACGTGAAGGGAGCCTGATGAGCACTGACACGTACGTGCCAAACGCGGTGGACGCGGCGGCTGCGCTGCCCGGCCTGGAAGACCTGGATGCGGAGCTGCCGGTGACCGGGCGGGGCCTGACGATCCCCCGGCTGCGGGTGCTCCCCGCCGACGGGGAGCCCTGGGAGGTCCAGGCCTACAACCCCGATCTGATGCTGTACGAGCGGACCGCCGCGCAGCACCGCTGGCCGCCGATCAAGTCGGCCCCGTTCACCTGGATGACGTTCCTGGCCTGGGCCGCCAGTCGCCGCACCGGCCGGATCCCGGAAACGCTCAGCTGGGAGGTCTTCGCGGCCACCGTGCTGGAAGTGACCGACGCCGGGGCGGTGGCGGCGGACCCTACCCCGCCGGGACCCGATCCCGGCTGATCGTGGAGCTGGCGGTGGCCACCAGCACCGCCCCGGCTGCCTGGGCGGCTGAGGATGACTGGACCATCGCCACGGCGGTGGCGGTGCTGGCGGAGCAGGCGGCGGCGGTGAAAGCGAAGGGGCGGCGGTGACATGGCAAGGGCTGTAGAGCTTCTGATAAAGATCGCCACCGACGCCAGCAACGCCACGAAGGGGATCGACGAAGCAACAACGGGTTTCGGCCGCTTTAAGTCCGGGATGGAAGGGCTGGCCCTGCCCGCCACCGCCGTGGTCGGTGGGCTGGCCCTGCTGGGCAAGGGGGCGGTGGACGCCGCCAGCCGTACGGAGCAGGCCATGGGCGGGCTGGATGCTGTGTTCGGCGACTCCAGCCAGGTGATGAAGGATCACGCCAGCACGGCGGCGGAGTCGGTGGGCCTGTCCAGCGCCGCCTACGCGGAGCTGGCCACGTCGGCCGGGGCCAGTCTCCAGAACATGGGGATGAGCGCCGAAGAAGCCGCCGCCGCTGCTGACGGGATGATCACCACCGGGGCCGACATGGCCGCCACCATCGGCGGCACCACCGCCGAAGCGGTGGAAGCCCTCACGTCCGCGCTTCGGGGCCAGGCGGACCCGGCGGAGCGCTACGGGCTCGGGCTGAACGCGGCCGCGATCAGTGCGCAGATGGCCGCCGACGGCACCGACAAACTCACCGGGGAAGCGGCCACCGCCGCGAAGGCCCAGGCCGTGCTGGCGCTCACCACGGAGCAGTCCGCGAAGATGCAAGGGAAGTTCGCCGACGAAGCGGACAGCGCAGCCGGGGCCGCCCAGATCGCCGCCGCCGGGGCCGAAGACGCGCAGGCCGCGCTGGGGGAAGCGCTGCTGCCGGTGATCACCGCCGTGTCCACCGCGCTGGCCGGGCTGGCCACCTGGATCGGCGAGAACACCACCCTGGTCCTGGTCCTGGCCGGGGTCTTCGGTGGGCTGGCGGTGGCCATCCTGGCGGTGAACCTGGCGATGAAAGCGGCGGCGGCTGCGCAGGCCGCCTGGACCGCCATCCAGGCCGTGGCGAAGGGCATCACCGTCGCATTCACCGCCGTACAGGCCGCCCTGAACGCGGTCCTGGCTGCCAACCCGGTGATGCTGGTGGTCCTGGCGGTGGCCGCCCTGGTCGCCGGGATCATCCTGCTGTGGAACAACTGCGAAGGCTTCCGCAACGCGGTGCTGGCCATCTGGACCGCCATCGCCACCGCCGCGAAGGCCGCCTGGGACTGGATCAGCAACGCGGCCACCGCCGCCTGGACGGCCATCATGGCCACCGCGAAGAAAGTCTGGGACGCCATCAGCTCCCTGGTCTCCACCGTCGCGGGGGCCATCGGTGGCTTCGTATCCGGGGCCGGGGACGTCATCCGGGGTATCTGGGACGCCATCAGCTCCGCCGCCAGCACCGCCTGGGACGCGGTGACGTCCGCCGTGCAGACCGCGATCGACGCGGTGGTGCGGATCGTGGAAGGCATCGCCGACACGGTGGGGGCGGTGTGGGACGCCATCCAGGCCGCCGGGGAAGCGGTGTGGGGGCCGATCGCCGACGCCGCCGAAACCGCCTTCGGCTGGATCATGGATCTGATCGAGGACGTGTCCGGGGCCATCAGCGGCGTGGTCGGCGCGATCGGCGACGCCATCAGCTGGGCGGGGGACCTGATCAGCAAGGTCACCGAAGCGGGGGACGTGTCCGGCGGGCTCCAGTCCGCCCCGCCCCCGTCCACCGCCGCTGTCAGTTCCCCCAGCCTGGGCCGCGCCGGGCTGATGCCCACCACCACCGCCACGGCGGCCCCCAGCGGCGGTGGCGGGCCGACCATTGTCATTCAGGGTGCACTGGACCCGGATGCGGTGGCCCGGCAGGTGGCGGCCATCCTGGGGCGGCGGGCCCGCCGCATCGGCGGCCCCGACCTGGGACGGGGGGCGGCGTGATGCGTTGGCACGTACGTGACACGGGATGGTGGTGGCTGTTGGTGGTGGTGCTGGCCGTCGGGGTGCTGGTGCTGCTGGCTGTCTGGGTGCTGGCCCTGCTGGCCGAGATGCTGGAGCCCCGGTGACCGCCGCGCTGGGCTGCACCGTGCTGGTGGACGGGGTGCGGCTGGCCGACGGGGCCGCCGCCGACGACCCCGCCGACCCGACCGCCCTGGATGGGCTGAAGGTGACCTGGGGCCGCTCCACCACCCTGGACCAGCCCAGCCCGGCCAGCTGCTCCCTGACCGTCGCCGACGCCGACGGGGGGGCCCGCCCGTTCGCGCTGCTGGGGGTGGGCCGCCGCCTGGACGTGCTGACCACCGCGCTGGTGTACCCGGGGCCTACGGAGTCCACCGTGACCGATCCGGGCTTCGCCACCACCGGCCCCGGATCCACCACCAGCAACGGCACCACCACGGTGGGCGGCGGGCACGCCACCACCCGCCCCGCCGACCCGACGCGGCGGGTGCGGGTGGTCTTCCCCCCCGCCCCGTACGACGACGGCACCCACCCGGCTGCCTGGGACGGGATCCCCCGCACGTCAGCCGCCCAGCAGTGGCGCTTCGGCGCGACCGTGACGCTGCCCCCGCCGCCGCCGCTGACCGCCGGGGCCCCGGCGGCGGTGGTCCGGCCGGTGGCCTTCACCCGGCCCCTGGCCAGCTCCGCCCAGATCCTCCCCCAGTCCATCCCGGTGGTGTCCGGGCAGCCGGTGGCCGCCACCTTCAGCCCGCCGCCGGGGGTGTGGCTGGGGCTGGCCGTGGACTTCGATCCGACCGGCCCGACCTGGGCCCAGCTGGATCCTGCTGTGAGCTGGGCCACTTTGCCGGCCGCCCCGACCTGGGCGGACCTAGCCCCGATGCTGACCGACGATCTGCTGGTGCTGGCCCCCGCCGCCGGGACGGAACGGGCCGCGCTGGTCTTCTCCGGCCGCATCACGGACGTGGAAGCGGAGTACGACGACGGCCGCCAACTGGTGTTGATCGAGGTCACCGCCCAGGACCACACGGCGGAGCTGGCCAACCGGGACGTGGCCAGCACCCCATGGGCCGCCGAAGCGCTGGGGGTGCGGGCCCAGCGGATCGTCACCCTGTCCGGGCAGCCCACCCAGCTGGTGGTGGACGCCGGGATCAGCGCGGTGGTCGTCACCGCCCGGGACGTGGACGCGCAGCCCGCGCTGCGGATGCTCCAGGATCTGGCGGTGACCGCCGATGCGGTGCTGTGGTCGGCCGTCCACCTGACCACCGGCCAGTACCTGCGGCTGGAGGACACCGCCGCCCGCCCGCCGCTGCTGGAGCTGGCCATGGTGGGCGGCCAGGTGGAGATTGTGGCCCGCACGGGGGTGCCCGGTGCGCACACCCTGGACAGCTGCCTGATCCTGCTGGATCCGGTGAAGTGGACCGCCGATGTGGCCGACGTGGCCACCCGGGTGGCGGTGCGCTGGCTGGAGCAGCTGGGCGGCACGAACACCACGGAGCACACCGAAGTGGCCACCGACGTGTCGCTGGCCGCCGACCTGGGGATCCGCCGTATCGGCATCGGCACGGAGCTGACCACCCAGGCGGCGGCCCAGGCCCTGGCCGCCCGGGTGCTGGCCCGCACCGGATCCGCCGCCTACCGGGTGCGGGGCCTGACCTGGCCCACCGGGCTGGAACCGATGCTCCCCGATCAGGTGGAGCTGGCCGTCCAGCTGCTGGACGGCACCACCCGCACT